AGCATTATATTTAACTCTTCCCTTATATGTTGGTTCATTATTAAATACATCTAATCCATCACTTTTAAGGGGTAAATATAAATCACTAAATTCTGCTGTATCTTTATCAAAGGTATGTATATCTTGTATGACTCCATCTATTTTTATATCACTAATACTCAAACCTTCAACAGATTGATATACAAAATAATTGCTAGTTGTAAATTCATTATCTGTAAATGTTGTAATAAGTTCCCACTCATCACCAAGTAAAGGATACCCGGTTCTTCCTTTAATATAACACGAAGTTAGTCCATTTTCATTTCTATCAATTTTAATTTTGTATGTAGAGCCGTCGGTTACATAATTACTAACATTAAAATATAAAGATACAGCATAAGCATTCACGTGTGAATAACCACCAACAACATCACTCATATAATGAACTCTATCATATTTTGATGCTTCTATTTGGGAAGTAGTCCATTCCCAAGTTCCTGATACTTTGGTAGAAGGTGTCGAAGCAAGTCCATCATCTTCACAATATAATCCAGTTGAATATCCATTATCGTTTTGATTACTAATGCATTCATTATTAGTTGAATGAAACACACTTAAGTCTGCATTTGTTATTGTTCCGTGATTTGCATTACCACTTGAATCAAAGGCAGTTATTCCTGCTCCTTCATCGCATTTTAAAGTGACCATATCAGGAACTATAAATGAACTGATACTCCCTTCAAAATGAGCACTTCTGCCACCTAATCTTGAGTCATATCCAGTTAAATTTAACGTAGTACCGCTAGTTCCATCCTTATAATGAATACTTCTTTCTATGTCATCAACAATTATTTTATTATTAACTCCATCTAATAATACATCAACAGTGTGATACTTTCCATCATTAAAATAACTTGTTCCAAGACGAACCATAGTAGTAAGCACATAAGCACCATCATGTTTTATAACTATCGATAAACTTTCATCATCGACAGCACCTGTGACCTCTCCAGTTGCAACATATAACCAATTGTCTTCATCTTTATACCCATAATAAAGTTGATTTACTGCAGTTTCAGTCTTGTCACTTTTAAATCTTGCCTTAAACTCTACTTTATTACTGAACATATCAGGGAGTTGAATGTAATCATCGACACCATCAAATTGATAACATTTACCTTCTTGAATTGGTCTTGTTTCATCTCCTTGTTTATCAACGATTTCATAAACCCCTGTACTCTCATTTTTAACAACACCTGTTTTAAATAAAAGTTGAATTAAACCTTCTTTAGGAAATAACAAATAACCACAATCTAATAAGAATTCTCTCCACGCAGTCATTAAATCAGGGGAATTTGAAATAGTTTGATATGCTAATAATAAAGCATCTTCATTCATTACTTTAGTATTTCCAGACAAATCATTTGCCCAAGCTATCCAATCCGTATAACCACCATCTCTTAAATATGCAGCTCTTAAATCTGTTATATCATTACTTGAACTTCCTAACGCTTCTTTTAAACAAGCAATTTCTAAATCATTTATTGAATCCACCATCGTATAAACCTATAAGTATATTAATTTGTAAAATCTAACTTAAATAAAATAGAAGTAGTATATAAACACAATTAAAAAAAAGAAAAAAATGTAAGGTTTCCCTTACGCAATATCGTACATTTGTGTACAAGATGCTTCGTGACTAACAACTAATGCTAAGTACTCTTTCATAATATATGTGTAGTAATCGTCAGTTGATGCCTTCTCTTCGTAAGTTATGTCTTGTAATACAGCCATAAATACATATCGAGTATCTAAGAATAAGATTCTCTTTGAGTCAGCAGCAGTTGGCATAAATTTATCAGTAATAAATAATCTACCATCTAACTTAAAAGCATCTACAATACCGAAACCAGGTTCGTTTTCTTGAGGTGCAGTTGTTTGCATTTGACTAGCCCATAATAAACCTTTGATTAAATTATGAGTTGCCATATCAGTTACTACTAAATTAGTTCGACCATTACTAGCATATGCTGCTGCAAATTCAGCTCTTAATAAAGCCAGAGTTAAAGTTACACCACTCATATCAGTTGTATTAGTTGTAATTAATTTAATTAATCCACTAAATTCAGTTGCAGTTACAGAAGCGTCACCATTAATAATAGTTTCTTCTTCTAATTCTAAAAGACTAGCTGCTTTAATATCTAAATCTAATTTCATAGGATCAATAAATCCTTTCATAGCTGCCATAGCTTGACCAGTTACTTTACCACGTGCATAAGCGAACTTCATAGTTACACTTTCTCTGTCAAAAGTATCAGTTTGGTCTGCAATAGTTGCTCCTTCTGCATAAAAAGTAGCTCCCCCTTTGGCAGTTAATGGTACGTAATCGTAAGTCATACCTTTCACAGCACGTCTTGGTAACAAAGCTCTTAAAGGTGTTTCTTTAATAGTTCTATCAACAATTTTATTATCTACCCATACAGGAACCATAGCAGTACCTGCAGTACCTGCTCCACCTGTAGCAGTTGTGATTGCTTTATTCATTGTAGCAAATCCATTTTTAGCAACAGATCTTAAATCGTTACCTGTAAAAGGATTCACATACTCCTTACTCATTCCACCGAAAGCGTCCTCTGAAACATCGAAGGATTCTCCGAAAGATTCATTAAATGCTTTTTCGACTGTGAAACCTTGTTCTCTTCCACTAAACATTCCTTTATTCATTTTATTTACCTATTTAAATATAACTGGTAGTGCACCGTCTATATTTACAGCATTTTGTTTAGTAAGAATTTCTTCTCCTTGTGCTTTAAATACAGATTGTTTATTAGTCAGTTCTTCAATTTGTTTTGTTAATTGTTCCACTTTATCATTAGATGCTTCTAAATCTTTAGACATAATAACATTTGCTTCTAGTTCTTTATTTAAACCTTCAACTACACCATTTTGTTTATTTAGCAATTCTTCTGATTCAGTTTTGAATACATCAAATTCTTTTTGTAATGATTCTAAATCCTTAGTTGTTTCTAAGTTTTTAGCCACCATTTCATCGTAAAGTTTTTTTTCTATTTGTTCTACTTTGTCCATTTTAGTTACCTCCTTAGGTTTATTTAAGGAAAGTGATTTTGCAATTGCAACTGCATGAGCGTGTTTGTTAGCTGGTATAGCTACGAAGCTTGCTTCAAGTAATTCCAACGCGGTAAATTCTGTATGTGTTTTACCGTTAATTTTAACTTTTTTGGATTCACGTGAAATAGCTCCAATTGAGATTCCCATTTGTGCTCCATCATCCAACATACCTTTAATCATTTGTGCTTGAGGATTTGATAAATAGAATTTTGGTTCAGCAACTAATGCATTATGCCCATCAATTACTTCCATCCGTCTATTAACCCATTCACCGACCAAATTATTAACTTTATTTTCGTGGTCGACTAATATTGAAACTACACCATCATCTTCATTTATAACTTTATTAAGTGCAGCTTTTCCAATAATATCGCCATCTCTATCAATAGAATCATCGCTTAATACTGCGATATAATTACCATCTGGTTGTTTCATTAAACTTTGAAATAGTTCAATTCTGTCACGTTTCTCAAATCCATTTGTTGATTTTTCCATCTTTGTACCCTTTTTTAAAATTATGTAGTATATAAACACAATTATGAATCCTGTCTTTGAAATCCAATCCTACATCTACAATTACAATGAGTTGGAGGATATTGCCAAGTATTGCCTGTAACATCATCTGTAAACTCAGCATCAAAAGAAATTCCATTATATCTATACTTCGCATCTAATCTTTTACATTGTTCGCTAGTGTGTGAATCACCCACTGCCTTATATGTTTTTAATCCTTGAACACCTGACTCTTTAAATCCAGTCAATTTACCTTCGTTAAGAAATCTTGTTGTTTCCGTTCTTGCAATTCTTCGAGATTGAATTGTGCTAACATTATCAAAATAAATATTTATCTCTTTAGCTGTATCTGATACTGTAACTTTATTTCGTACATTATCTTCAACCAATTTCAAAATATCATTTCTAACATCATCTGCAACACCTTTAATTCCGTGCCATTTATGCCCATTAATCATATAACCATCTAATTGTTGTTGTGCTAAATGTTGAACGGTTGAACTGAATAAAGGACCTGCACCAATATCTAAATTTAATTCATCTTCTGCTTCAACTAATCCCACAGCCATATTTTGTTTAACAAATTGAGAAATCTGTTTAAAGAATCCAGTTGTTGTTATTCCTTGCATTAAGTTATTAACAAAATCACTAAATCCTTTTTTATAAGTATGTTTATATGTTAATTGGTTGATAGTTCCTGATTTAGTTAAGTTTACTTCGCCGAGCGACTGTATAACTTTTTCTCCCCACTTACTTATGTGTTCTTTCAAGAATAGTTGGTAGGATTCCGCCTCAGGAAAAGAATCTTGTTTTTTTAATTTCTTGTCTTTCTTGCCCCCTTCTTCGGGTTTTGTAACATTTCCATCAGGAGCAGGTTTAGAAGCACTGCTGCCACTAGTCCTATTAGACTCACTAACATCATTATCAATTGACTCATCATCATCAGCATTATCTCCGAATTGCATTGAAACAGGAGTATCTCCCCACTCAACTGAATCTCTCCCTCTTTGTCTTCGATATTCGTTCACTGTTAAAGTTCCAGCTTGAATTTCTTTCATAGAGTTTTCAAATAAGATTTTCTCTTGATCGTGATCTTCAGGACTAAATTTGAATTTGATTTTAGGATGTTTATCTTGTAACAATTCAGGAATGATTTGTCTGTTAATAACTCTTTCAAACATTGTTAAGTATGGTTTGATTGCATTTCTAACAGTCACTCTTTCTTGTCCTGAGGTATTACCATTATTAGTATTTTCATGGAAACCTGCTTCTTGAGGCGATACTCCATAAACTGCAAATATCATATGCATGAACCACTTCTGTCCTTCAAGCCACTCCATATCTTTAGCAACACCTGTTAAAGGCTGGAAATTAACTTCAGTATTGTGAAACATTAATTTATGTGCTTTACCTTGAACTTCTTTCTTCCATCGTTTACTGAATGCATTAAAACTATCAGGGTTAGAATTAACTAAACCAATGATTCCATCAGGCACTGCATTGTTTTTGAAATAATCTTTATTCCATCTAGTGGATTGAATCATTAATTCAACAATTTGTTGTGCTGATTGTAAAGGTGAAAATCCATAAATAGATTCTGTTCGTTTATTTAACTGCATCCATGCAATCTCTTCAGGGAAGAATTGTTTAGGTTTCTGCATTGGTTTTTTATAAGAATATTGAAAGTAAGCTTGTAATCTTCGGTAAGGATCAACTTGTTTAGTAAATGAAGCTCCATCTGCATACCATAATTGAGTAAGCGTTCTTTGACCGAATGGTTTTAAAACAGTTGTAACTTCTTGACCAGTTATATCTCCTAACTCATTAACAATATTAACTTGTTGTTTATGAAAAGAATCTTCAGAGAATACTTTTACCCAAACTCCTGAATCAATTTTAGCTACATCATCAATTGCTGCAGCCATCATATCAGTTAATTGTTCATCATTAGAATTTATTGAATCAAAGAACTCTTCTATAATTTTAATTTCTTTATCATATTTAGTTTCATCATCTTCATCAACATTAACAAGGTCTGTAGAAATATTAGTAATTTCTTTTTTGATAGTTTGAATAACCATCTGTACCCAAGGTGCAGACGCATATTGTCTTAATTCATAAAAATTAACTCCTCGAGGTTGTCCAAATATAGGATTTAAAAACCAATCAGGAGTAATTGGTAATCTATTCTTTATGTCTTGTTCACTACTTAATCCGCCAACAAAAGAACTTAAAACCACTTCCTTTGACTTAGACACCATTGATTGAATATTATTTAAAAATCCCATTGTTACACCAAACTAAATTCATCTTATATATAAACACAATTAAAAAAAGGCGGTAAGAGGTAGAATAAAAACATGAATATTTCATTGTGAGGCGAATTAAACTTGTTTCTAATGCAGTATAAAAACAACATTAAAGTACCCCTTACCTTTACCTATGTAAAAAAATAAAACAAAGTAGTATATAAACACAATTACTCAGTTAAGTTCCAAGGGTTCTTAAACATGCAATCTGTAAAAATATATTTAGTCATAATTTCTTTAGAAATCTTTTCAGCTACTTCAGGTAATCGCCCGATAATATCTTGAAGTTTTTCATATTTCTTAGCAGCATTCCACGCTTTATCTTTTGAATTATTAACAACATATAACTTGTCCACTTCTTCAATTGCTGCAGCCATATTTTCATCAATAATAACATTAAGTTTACTTACTTGAAGTTTAGTTGCCCATTTTTCAAATTTCTTAAAATCTTTTAAACTATTATTAACAAAATCAGTCTTTTCATCCATTGATACAGCGTACTTTAAAGATTTATCTTTTTCTTCTTTAATCCTTTTAAGTTCTGCATTATGTTGTTGAATATGTGTTAAAATATCTTTATCAGTTAATTGTTCAGCAGGCATATCTCTTTTTACTAAAACAATATTCCCTCTTTGAACAAATCTTCTTGTTTCTGTTATCATCTTACAATTACCTTTATTTTTTCCCCAAATCGAAATGTTTCAATTACTTCATGATCAATTTCATAAGCTCCATCAAAATCAATTTCATTTCCTAATTGATTTGTCATTTTAGTAGGATTTAAAATCTTTTTTCCATCTTTGTCGAGTTTCATTACTCTATAAGAAATAGTTCCAATTCCATCACGTATACTTGATTCTAAGTTTTGTATTACTTTATTAGGTGGAACTGTTACCCATTCAGCACTAATCCCTGAACCCAATCTTTGATTATTCGCAGTTGATTCGTTTTTTAATTCTTGCATACGTCTTTTAACTCTTACAGGAACGCTATCCATTACAGCAAATTCCTTAATTTTCGCTAATAACTTTTCTTTATAAGATAGTTTAGCTTGTTTTGTTTTTATTGGTTCTTCTTCCATTTAATTCACCCTCACTCCGTAATACGAAGTTATTATTTCACGAGTCCCATTTGATGTTTTCATGAGATGTTCATAACAATCATATTTCATAATACGAGTCATACTAGCATGTACGGTTCGCCTATTTGCAAGATGTAATTCTTCTTGTAGTTTCTTAACTGAGAAATGTAAACCTGCATGTTCATCTAAAAAGTTCATTATTAATTCTGTATACATTATATCCTCACTTTTTCTTCAGTACAATTACTTGTCTAATATCTCGTGAGGTTATAACAATTTTATTTTCTTTTATAGAATTTTTAATAAGTTTTGTAAATTCTTTCGTTTCAGCATCATCTAGACCAGGTATACTAAATAATAATCTATCCACATCAACATATTCAATTACTTTTACAGGTACAACATAGTCTTCACTATGAAATAAGAATTGTTTTAATACCTTTCTAAAATAATCTTTTACCCTCACAATATACACCTTATATACTTATATAAGTACTCTATTTATAAAACTTTCGTTTAAAGGTCTAAGAAATCAATTAATACATCACGTTTCAATTCAAATACCATTCTCATCATCATAGAATCTGCATAATCAGGTGAACGCCCTTCAAGATTATCTTTCATTACATCTTTTTTTACAAGTTTAACTTTCTGGTCATTATCTATGTCCGCACGTTTAACTTGTTCAAGTTCTGCAATTATATTTTCTTGAACTTCAGATGGAACTTCTTTGTAACAGCCAATTTTATTCGCCATAACATATTCAGCTAATTTGAAATAACATTGAGTTTTAAGATTTGCATAGTTTAAAGTTTGGTTATCTTCATCAATCACTTTTCCGTTATTAACAAAACCAGTGACGTTAGGTAGCCAATCTACTATTCCACCGTTATGAGTCCAAAACACTCGATTATTTTTAAACCGATTCATAAATAAATGAGTTTTACCAGTGATTTTAATATTATGAACTGTTCCAATTCGTTCTTCAGTTTCACCTACATTGTGTAATATGTGTTTATTACTCCATTCGTAAACAACGAAGCAATCCGTAGTTCTTGTTAAAGTTCTGCCTTCAATTACTGAAGTTGAACCTTTTTTGTGTTTAATTCGTTTATTTGCATACGAACCAGATTTTAATACTAATTCATGTAAGTCGTCCGCCAAAACAGGACTACTTGTAATCATAGTTCTCATTCCTTTGTGATAATAGCCATCACCATTAATAAATTCATCTAAGTATAAATCAATAATTCGTTTAGTTGAGTTCTTAATTAAGTCAGGTGTTTTTTTATTATAACAATTATACGTTTTACCAGTGTAACAATGTTCTTTTAACCATTTAACTAATCCTTTATGACCTATTGAATAAAACTGTTCTCGACCTTTGGGTTTAATATAATAATTAAATCCACATTCATCCAAAATACTTCTAATCGTTTTATTGTGAGGACTATCTACATTTTGAGCAATCAATACATAGCGATCATCAATACAACCTTCAGATACATACCAACCTAAAAACTTAGCAAATGCACTTTTAGTTAAATTCAATTCATTATCTAATTGCTTAATTCCACCATTAGGCATAGCGTATTCAGTTGCAGGAAAAGTTATATCTTCATCAGCCTTACCAGTCCAATTAAATTTATTATCTAAATAGATTTGTTTTAATTTTAATGTGTCTTGCCAAGTTCCAACTTTCATTGAATGTTCTTTTCTTGTTTTGTATGGCATTAGATGCGTCCAACTGTATTCGTAATCTTCATTTTTCAATATTTTCATATTTTCAATTTTACGATTAGATTTAACAGTTTCAATAATTAAATTATCATTTTCATCTTTACTGTAAATTTGTTCACCTTCTTGAACATCTTCAGCTTTTTTCCAACCTTTAACAGTCCATACTTCTGTATCAGGAATTACACAACCTACTCCGTCGTCATCTACAACTACGTTTGAGAATGGAACTTTGTGTTGTTTACATAATCTGATGATGTTATCATGTAATTCTTTGATTGAACATTTACCATAATCATATATCTTTTCAATAAATAATCCTTTCCAAATAATTATAACTGCTTTATCTTTACCGAACCTTGCAACGTCACAACTTAAGTATTTAGTGTCAGATTCATCTTCTGCAAACTGATTAGTGAATATATCTACAATGTTATCGTATTCCATCAATTTAGCAGGGTCGTCATCATATTCAAAGTTTCCATAGAACAAACGCTCCTTAGATACTGGATCTAACTTCTTTAAGTTTTCAATATAATGTGGTGAAATGTAAGGATTGTCTTGAACCAATGCAGAGATGAACTTTCGATAATTAAGAATCGTTCCTGCTTTGTTTGGTTTATAGAATTGAGTATATAAGAAATTCTTTGAAGGGTTAGATGTTAATAATAATTTAGGAATAAGATTAAACTCTTCTAACTTGAATCTTAAACGTGATGTAACAATAGTTTTTGCTTTAGTTGTAACTTCTGATGCCTCGTCAATGAATGCGCCAGTATATTCAGTTGAACCTAACGAATCAAATTCAGGATCACTTGGATATAAGAATAAATCTTTTAAATATATTTCTGAACCATTTGTGAATGTTATTACTCCAGACATAGAATTGTATTTGTAATCTTTATCTCTGTGCATACCTACTAATTTTACAACTTCAAAGAATGATAATAACGTAGTTTCTTTAAGGATTTTAAGTTTAGATCGTCCCATCATCCATCTAGTTCCAGGATATTCTAACGCACTTAAAGTTAGCCACAATACACCTAGCCAAGTTTTTCCCCCGCCTGCTGCACCGCCATAGAACAATTCAGTTGTAGTGTCATCTCTAAGAACTTGTATTGCCTGCATTTGTTTTTTGGATAATGTGATGTTTACTTTTCTAACCATTTTGAACATAGAGCCTCCACGGAGTTTTATCTCACGCTTAGGCATAAAGTTGTGGTCTTTCCCACCGTCAATAACATTTGTTTAAGTCCTTGTTTTTAATTTGGTTGCTAAACAGATTTGAACCCCTTTGCAACATAAATGCGCTAGTCTTTCATAGCAGTCAAATTTAGATTACCTCGCTAAAGGAAACCTTAGCACTTGCCCGACCAACCAAAACAAATTAGTCGTAAGGATGTATATACTTTGGAACCTTCGTACAATTTTGCAAGAGTTTAGTTGCTTTACTTGGAATGGGATTACGAACCTTTATACGAATTTTATCCAAGTGTCGTGTAGCAGTATAATAAAGTGCAACTATTCCCTTCTCATGTCAGTTGCCAACACTCAATGACGGAGACATACAAGATAACTCCGCGAGGGGACGCGTATTTCGTTATGGTTAAATAACTGTGATTGCACGACTCAGTATTACTGGCGCACGATTTACGTAATTTTCAATATCATTAGTGTGATCCATGAATGGACTTGCACTTAAATCTTCTATTGAAATGTTTTTTTCAGTAATAATAAATTGTGGTTCTTCATAAGTGTTTGCTACATATGCCATAAATATAACAATTATAAGCCCTATGATAAATATTATTATTCTTGTGTTCTCTTTCATCTCATTCACCTATACAGGTATTCCACTTATACCAAATACCATCAATACAAATAATAAAATAAGTAATACTATTGAATTTAATACAATTCCTATAATTCCAACTATTTTTCCTGATGTTGCTATTCCTGTGTTTCCTAATTTATTTTGTTTACTTGCAAATACTAAAGCCATTATTGAACAGGGTAATCCGAAATAAGGCATTAATAATAATATTATTCCTACTATTGAGGACACTAAACTTGCGATTCCCCACGCTTTTATTTGTTTATATTCATTCATTTTTTTAACCTCATAATTTGTTGCTATCTGCAACTCTTGCATTTGCAGATTGTTCATTAAGTTTATTGAATAAACTTCCACTTACTACTGCGAATATTAATATCCACCACCAATCAGATACCCCAAATAATTCTAATATATTAACATATTTGTAAAATAAAAAAGTAGTGATTGCTGATACTACTAATGCTGTAATTGAATTTCTTTCTGTTTCTTTCATTTCAAACCACCATCCACCAAACAGTACCTAATATTTGAATCGCTAACAAAGAGCATTGTACTTTAATTATTACTTTTTTAATATTATTGTTTGTAATAGATGTTGCCCAAAACATCAATAATACATTAACTAATGCAATCAGTGAAGTATATATCGCTAATGTTTTAAAAATCATTTCAACCACTCCTTTAAATCTGCAAATCTATGTGCAATATCCTCTTTTATTAAAATAATTGCTTCTTCTTTAGTTAAAACCATTTTAGAAGTCACTTTCAATTCGCATCTGCTCTTCGAAATCCATTCGATCATCTTCAATTTGATTTTGTATCTCTTGATTAGATGGTTCAGGAATTTCATCAATAACTTTATTAACAATCTTAGTTAATTCCGACTCAGTCCAAATTCGTTGGTCAGAAGTAATATCTGCATTATTAAAATTTAATTCAGAATTGTATAAACTTAAAACAATTTCATATGTTTTAATTCCATCTTTGTATTGCTCAACTATATCTTCCTTAACTTCGGGAAGTAATTCTCCTATTTCAATTAAAGTTTGTTTTGATACCATATATACTTAGTATATTGCTCCAGTATATAAACCTTTCGTTTTTAATAATAAAGATGTAGCCGACTCATTAACTTAAAAAGAGGTTTTGTTTTTTAAAGAAATGCGTAGGTGTCGACTACAAGGCGAGATTAGTCTTTCTTTTCATGAACCGCTAGTACAACTTGAATAGGTTCAAACTTACCTTCGTGTTCAATGATTTGTTTCTCAGAGTAACCTCTGCTTTTACCTTGAGTTGCTAAAAACCACTTAAGTGAAGCGTAATCTTCTTCATTAATCTTTTTAATTAGTTTTGATTCTGCCAAATCTAATAGTTTTTCCTTTTCTTGTTTTAGTGAGTTTTTAACTTCTTGCGGGCACTTATCACTATTTAACCACACACTTAACCTATATCTTGATACTTGCATTCGTTTAGCAATAGTTGTAATAATACCTGCTGAACCATCTATCGCTTTATTGAATTTAGCAACAGTTAATGTTTTTGCACTTGTCATAGTAACCTCTCTGCTTTTTGTTCTGTTAGTTTTTCCCATCTATCAATTATAACTTGGCAATAATGTGGTTCGAACTCCATCATATAACAATCTTTCTTTAATTGTTCACACGCTATAAGTGTTGAACCTGAACCGCCGAATAAATCTAATATTTTTGTTGATTGTTTATTGTAATTAGTAATACACCATGCCATCAAAGTTATTGGTTTTTGAGTAGGGTGAACTCTTTTTTGACCATGTTCGCTACCTTTAATCATACCTTTCCACAAATGTCTAAATATTCGTACTGAACTATGACCATCTAACACCCAAGCCAATTCACAATCGCTTTGAGTATCTTTTTGATTTTCTTCAACACGTTTATCCCATACTAACCAATTATTCGATTGAGGTATGTGGTGACAATAATAATTAGCCCCCCACCAAATTTGAGTTTTAATCTTTTTTTGTTGAACTATTTTAAATGCTTCAACTGCATAATTAATAGAATCATCTTTAAAATCTTTGAGATTGTTACCTTGACAAGCACCACCTCGCTCACTTCTATCCCCTTTTTCATTGATACCATAAGGAGGGTCAGTTACAACAACATCAATATCCACATCATTCAATAAAATACCTACATCTTCCGAACTAGTAGAATCCCCACACATCAAAGTATGACGACCTAATTGATAAACTTGACCTTTTTCAATTTTAGTTTTAATACTATCTTCATCAGGCACTTCGTAATCATCTTCTTCAACGGCAGTAGTATCTTCTTCTACTTCATCATCTTCCAGAGATAAATCTGGAAAGTTTAAATTTAATTCAGTAGACATTTCACCTAAATCTAAATCAAACTCTTTACTAAACTCTTCTAATCCATCATGAGTAACTAAACCAAATTGAGAATTATAAGCTAAAACATATTTAGCCGCTTCTTTTTTAGAATCTGCTTGTATTGTAACAAATGGTAACCCTTCAGACATAGTGTAACCTTCATCAATTAAAGACCTTATTGCAGCTAATCGTTGGTGACCATCTAAAATGAAATTATGCCCTTCCCATACGAATATAGGGGCTATGAAACCATTATTAATAATATTATTTTTTAATTTTTCTAAATGAGTTGTTGATAATTCTTTCAAATTACCTTGGAAATCTTCAAAGAAATCTAAGGGCTTACGCTCTGTATTGGTTGTTTTGTTAATAATTTCCATATGTGACACCTTATTTTAAAACAACTTAAGGTTGGGGAATTGTTTTTTAATAAATTCTTTAACTTGTTGCGGTATATGTTTTCTTGCTTTAGTAGCTTTAAGAATTTGTATAATCCTCTCTTGTTGTTTATTCACTTCTTGTAAATTTTCAACTACTTTTTTCATTTTAGTATGTTGTCCTTTGTATGCTCTAACTGAGAATTGTAATGTTTCTATTTCTTTTTCAAGTTCTTTTTTTAATACCATGATTTCCTCACAATACTTTATATATTTCGTTTATTTATAAATTTATCTATTCTTTTTTTTTATTATAAAATAATACCTTCCGGTAGGATAGTTAAGCAAAACATGTTTTTTACCCTTACTCTCTATATATTTTACACCATAGGTTTACTATATATCACTTTCCTCCCTATCCTCCCTAACTCTATGAATTCAAGCAGTACAGAGCTCCAATATTTTTCAACTCTTGAAAATTAATTGTTACTGGGCAGTAGGTCTCCGTTGGATAAACACTACTTAGCAATTTACTTTTACATTTCCGTTAAGATGGGTAAGATGTATTATAAAGTTTACTAATCGCAACCTTTATAAATGACCATACATTAAAAAATGTTGTGAGGTCGAAAATGAACAAAAATCAATTGGAAATAGCAGTAGAAGAATTATTCATTAAACATAAAATTCCTACACCTGCAAGAATACTTCCGATATGCTGGAATTCAAATTCAGATTCAGAAGAACTATTTCTAACAAGACTTAATACTATTGATTTACAATTCTCAGTTGGACAACAAGAAATTATAGATAATAGTGGAAGAGCATGTGGAATATGTGTATTTAAAAGGTGTGTAAAAAATGGATGTAGAAAGTAGAATCCCTGCAAATATCGCAGAGAAAAGTAGATTGTTAAATGAAGAAGAATTAAAATCTGATTATGACTTATTAGTTAATGAAGTTCATTTCGCAATACAATCAAGAGCAAAAGATAAAGCTAATGAATTGATTGTTAAACATATTGAAAAACATAAACACATACATACAACCAGAGTTGATGAAAAACCTGAACTATGGTTTTATGTTGACGGAATATATAAACCGAATGGTAGAACATACATTAAAGAATTTTGCAGAAATGTTTTAAAAGATTATTCCAATATGAGAGCTATTAATGAAATTATTGCTAAGATTGAACAAGATACATATATTGAACCTGATGATTTATTTAATAATCAAAACAAATATCCTGAATTAATTCCTGTTAAAAATGGAATTTTAAATATATTTACTAGAGAATTAACACCATTCACACCAAATAAATTCTTCTTTAATAAATTAAATGTTTCGTATGACCCGTCAGCACACTGTGATAAAATTATTAAATTTGTTAATGAGATTGTTGATACTACAGAAATCTTTAAAGGCATACAAGAACTAGTTGGATATACTTTATTTAAAAAATATAAATTTGAAAAGGCGTTTGTATTCGTAGGTAAAGGGCGAAATGGTAAATCTAAATTGTTAGACATATTTACGCATATGTTAGGAAGAGATAACATGTCTAATGTGGATTTAAACTCTATGGAAAAGAAGGATGGGTTTGCTTTAGCAAGACTACATAACAAATTAGTTAATATTGCATCTGAAATAAGTACTCAGGCATTAAAAGATACGGGAAACTTTAAAGCTGCAACTGGAAATGATGTTTTAGAAGCTAATCGTAAGTTTAAGAACTCTATCAAATTCAAGAATTATGCGAAGATGATTTTTACTGCGAACAATTTACCACAAACTAAAGATTTAACTCAAGGATTCTTTGACAGATGGAACATTATTGATTTCCCTTATTCATTCATACCTCAAAAAGAAATTAATATGTTGACTGAAGATCAAAAGGATTTAGTTAAGTTACAAAATCCAGATATATTAAAAGAATTACTTACGCCTTATCAAATCTCAGGATTTTTAAATTGGGGATTAGATGGTTTAGATAGATTAATGATGAATAAATCATTCAGTACTGCAGAAGCAGGTTCAATTATTAAAAACAAATGGATTAGAAAATCAGATAGTATTAAAGCATTTTTAGATGAATGGATTATTCAAGACTATACTGCACATATAAGTAAAAGTGAATTTAGAAAAGTTTATACACATTATTGTAAGATGCATAAAATTAAATTAGTTTCAGACAGACAAATTAAGAAAGCCATAGAAGTTGAAACTGGTGGAGCTACAAGACGAACGTATTATGATAATAAAGATATATATTTATGGGAGGGGCTCAGATTTAAAAATGGTGTTAATGAAGTGCAAAATAGTTTCGAGGTTTCAATATTGCCTGATGCTTATATGTTTGAACATATCAAATCTGAGAATAAACAAGTTTTGATTTCACCTTTAGATTGTTTAACTACAATTAGTGGATATGCAGATGGCTTAAATGTTACAGATTTAAATGATATTTTATTGAAGGATGAAGATATTTTAAGAAAACAATTAGATAAATTAGTTGTTTGTAAACAATTACATAAAATAGGTAATAATTATATGATTGCTGACGAAGGCTGGGACTTTGTAAAAGAACAAGAGGTTGAAGAATGAGTTATATAACAAAATGTTTTAAATGCAGATCACTTAATTTAAAGGAATTGGCTAATAAAAGTTACATTTGTAAAGTTTGTAGTCATAGAGGTAAGATAAATGAAAACTGAATGGATTGTTTTAAAATACGATGTATCACCTAATATTATGATTTGTAACAGATGTAAGAAAGAACAAGTTATGCCTGAAGGTAATATAAGTATGAATATGTTGATTGCTATAGGTGAGTGTTTTACTAAAGAACACAAGGATTGTAAACTTGGAACAGAAAATGGAAATTAAAACAACGAAAGAAATTAAAAGATTAATATATTCGGGTTCTCCTGAAACAATAACAAAAGAAAAAGCTTTAAAATTTGAAAATAAAAAATGGGTTGCAGTTGAAGATATTAATACTTGGCTAGATGGTTATTTTTTAAAAAATAATGAAATCGTAAAAGAATTAACTAGGCATTTAAAAAATGCAATAAGAAAATAACTTCGTACAATCTTTGTTGTGCGAACTAATATTTATAAAAGAAGTGAATGAATTGATTGATTATTTAATAGAGATGAGCGACAAAACTAAAATTCCAGTATTGGATTTAGTTAAAATCAGTGAAAGTGTAAAATACTTCACGAAAGATGAACAAATAATAAAAGAATATATGACCAATAATTACAAAGGTTTAATTTACGAGGAAAACAATGGTACAAATAAGATATACAGGAAAAGGTAAATGTAGCGAATGTAAGAAGTTACTACAGAATGGAGAACGAGTTGAATTACATATAACTTCAACAGGTGCAGTTAAGGCTGGTTGTTGGGAATGTATTGAAAAGATACAAACGACTGAAAAGGAATTGTTGAAGAGCAGGAGGGAGTGAAATCCAAGAGAAATAGAGGCGATAGATTTATATAGTTTAGACATATTACATTATTAAGTTTTATTGCGTGATTTCTTTAAGGGGGGTTTTATCAGCCTCCTTCCGAAGATAATATATTTAGTGATTTGAGCTGTCGCTATATAGAGGGGGAAACCCCTCACATTTTCTAATTCTAATTAATAGTGTTTATATACTACCCCTTGTTAATTTATGTTAAATAGTCAAGTGACTTATTTTTTTAAAACTCAAGAGGGTATAACTAAATGGCAATTATAACTGAACCAGAAGATATTTTAACACATTTCTTAAGAACAATAATCCCTGATATGACTCGGAGCGGACTCTCTGAACGATTATCTAATTCGACAATTATATTATCTGGTGATGGTGTAACTAAGTCATTCAGTTTACCTTCTAACTTATCTTGTATTAAATCTGTATCAGTTGGTGGAACGGAAGTCACACCTTTTTTAGATTATAATATTGATTTACGAAACTCGTTAATCTTATTTTCTATTGCTCCGCCTTCAGGTACAGATAACATTTCTATCGACATTCAAACTGGAACAAATTGGATATATGCAGATAAACCTAGAGATTCTTTAAAACGTAATTCTTTTCCTCGTTTAGCAGTGCTTAATATTTCTGAGAATTCTGTTCCTCAAGGAATGAGTGAAGATGATACTTACGAGACAATGGTTTTTCAAATTGATGTTTTATCGTATAAAAATATGATGTGTCAAGGTGACACTGATTATTTAGAAGGCGCACAAGTAACACAATATTTAGCAAGAGAAATTAAGAAACAAATTAAAGCGAATTGGAGAAAAGGGATTAAAGCTAAATTATTTAACCCGGTGTTTATAGGAATTAATCCAATACCTTTTGATGAGAATCAAGGTATCTATCGCCACATGATAGAAATACAATTTAATGCATTTAATGCAGGAGAATAAAAATGAAACTAATATATATATTATTAATTACTTTAACAATTATGGCATCATTAGTTAGTGCAACTTATATTAACTTTGATGCACCAATAAGTTCAACTGAATCAATCAACGCAGAAGATGTATTTATTCAAAAATATATTAATTTTAACGATCCTGTTTGTTCAAAGTATTCAGTTAATTATAATGAGGTATTTATAAAATGAGTCAAAGTCAAGATTTAACAAGAATTAAGTATGGTTTCGAAACAACATACGGAACAGCAGTTGCAACACCATCGGTTATAGGTAGAGTACAATCATCAGACTGTAATCCAGGTAATAATAATTACATTTATGAACGAGGGTTAGGCGACGGATTAAATCCTGTCAAAACTAATATAGGTGTCTTTGATTGTGGTGGTTCTTTAACTTGGAACTTAACAGATTGGACTTTTTTACAAGGGTGGGTTGGTCCTATTTCAGGTTCAACTTTAACAACATCAGATTCATATGGAACTGGTGCTTCGGATATTAAATGTTTTACATTAGAAGATTTTAATTCAACTGAAACTAATTCAGGATTTATTTATTCAGGATGTTATGGAACTGACTTTTCAATAAGTGGTTCAATAGGTCAAATGGTAACTTGTTCAGCAAACTTTGTTGGTCAAAAATCTAAATATACAGCAACATCTAGTTCTTATACAAGTCCAACTCAAAGTGGTTACACAACAATCGGCGGAACTTGGAAATGGGGAACATCACCTTCAACTTTATCAGGTGTTAGAGATTTTACAATTAACTTTGCAAATACGCCTGGTGAAAATCGTAGTATTGAATCAAGATTTATTAATTTACCAGTTAATAGTGGTCGGTCAATAACAGGAACAATAAGTATTGTTATGAGTTCATCATTGGCAACAACTTTAATCGCAGATTTTTATGGACAGACTGCAACTTCCGGACCAGTTGATGGTTCAAGTTCAACTATTGCTCCAACAAATTTAGAATTTCATGTTGATTTAGCAAACGGAGTTAATTCGGCAAGTATTAAATTAGATCAATGTTCAATTGATAACATTTCAAAACCTGCATCAATCGGTGGCGGAATTGTAGTATTAACAGTAAGTTTTACAGCACAAAAACCAAAAAATGATGTATTCGCATCATGGAGTTAAAAAATGTTTAATAGAAAGAAACTTAGTGATGACTTTGTTGAATTAAAGTTACCTGGAGATGTCATTAGAACTAAAGTTAAGTTTTACGAATTAACAAATGGTTTAGCAAACAAAATTATTAATAAAAGCACTATTATTAAAGATGTAATTAATGAAAATTTCATGCTAACTTTATTTGAATACAATTTAACAAATCTAAAGAAGAAACAAATTGATACTTTAACACCAAAAGAAGGTTCAATATTACGCAATAAAATTAAACTTATTTTGCAAAGTCACGGATTAATTGAAATCCAATCCGTCACACAACCCACAAAGGAAGATGTTCAAAGGGGGGCATCTTCTGAGTCTGTAGATTTATTTAAAAAAACTGAAGTTGAATGGTTTAATAAAGAAGCAGTAAATGGGTTAGAACGTGCAAAAAAAAGTATTCAAACTAGAGGAAGATAATGGTATCAGTTGCAGGAATTAAAATCAATAGAGGGAGTGGGTCTGGAGACGGTATGCAAATTGATAAATTAATGTTACAAGAATTAAAAAAACTTACTGGCATCCAAGATAAATCTAGTAAATTAAGTATGGCTGGAATGGGAATGAGCGGCATTGCAGGAGTTTTAACTTTAACAGGAATTATGCGATTAATTGAACGTGTTTCTCCAAAAAGTGCAAGTAATTTTAATCCTGAAGCAGAATTCGGTCAAACTTATGAAAAAGCTATGATTGAAGGTGAACGGAAAATTATAGGTATTGATAATCAAACAGGCAAGATTACAGAAATATTAACTGAACGAGAAGCTAGAGAACGAAACATTTTAGATGAGATGGACAATATTGTTTATAAATACGATAGTTATGATTCAGTATTCGATAGATTAACTAAAAATACGGATAAAGTTGGAGATTGGACTGTATTAAATGCTGAAACTTTAGAAAAAATAACTGGACAAAGTGCAGAGCAAAATACTTTATTAACTGGTTTAATTGAATCTGTTAAAACAACTGCACATTGGGAAACAGTTTCGCAAAATCTTGCAAAAGGTGAAGCAACTTTACGTAAAGATTTAAACGATGCATTACGTGCTAAAATAAGAAAAGCAGGCGGTGGTTCAAGTTATAGTGGAACTTATGCAGACTTAGCATTAGAAGGTGTAGGTCTTGATGAAGGAGGACAATTAGTATCAACAAGACATGCAGAAAAACCTAATTTTTATACTCAAGTAGTATTACCTAATTTAGCATTAAATCAAAAAGAAAAAGACACTGCTGGAAAACAAAGTATAGCTATTGAAAAAAACTTTGTAACTGAAATCATGGGTGGCTTAAAATGAAACCAACATTGGAAATATTTTCTGGAACTGAATCATTAGGTATAGTATTCAAGGAACAAGTAGGTATAAATATTAAATTTATAGATTTCAATTTACCTTTAACTGGAGCAGAAGGTAGAGTTAGTGCTAATTTTGGAGGCAAGACTCGACTAATAACTGTTCAAGGTGCAATAGACGGAACAGGATTTAGTGGTTCAACAACCGACCAAAAATTATATGATTTTGTATGGACTGTTAATAATTGGGTTAATTCAAATGTACAAGGTAGTAGGATTTACAGAGATAGTTTAAATAATCCTTACAATGTTGATTGTGTTGATTTTACGTGGACTCGAAGTAATACAGACCTTAATAGATTATTGTATAGTTTTATATTCAAACAAGTTTATAATTGGAGCGTTTAAATGGCAATAAAACAATTATTATATTCTTTTCTAATTAACGGTATCGAAGTAAAGCAATATGTTATAGAAGGCACTAAAATTGTGTGGGATAACATGAACGATACAGGTAACACTGCAGATATTGTTATCATTGATCAACTATTAAATTTAATTCCTAATTTATCTGCAGGAATGACTGTAGTTATTTCAAGAGGTAAATTAACACCTTATGAAAATTATAGATTTAGAGGAGTTATTAAAATAATTAAAAACGGAGATAATTTATTACAACTTAGTTGCGTAGATAATTTACACCAATATAAATATAAATCTTTAAACACAAGTTTCGATATAAACATCGACCCTGAAGAAGGAGAAGTTTCAGCAATTGCACAAAACATAATTGAACGAGGAGGAATGACTGCAAGCGTTGTTCCAACTGGTAAAACTTCAACTGATGCAACATTAAATAAATTTTTAGCAAGAGATCAAAGTTATCTTAACAGATTAAATGCTTTAACAAGCATAGTTAATTATATTTTATTTGAAGATTATGATACTGAACAAATACGATTTGAACCAGAAGGTTTAACAACATATCCTGAAACATTAGAAGTGGGTATTAATATTTATAATAATTTAATATGGGAAGAAGATATTGAAAGTGTTAGAAATAAAATTAAAATAAAAGGTGCATATGAAGAAGATACTCGTGAAGAAAGTTTTAATGGAACTGGTTCTAATGCAACATTTACTTTACTAAATACTCCACAAGTTACAGAATTATTTGTTGATGGTATAAGAAAAAAACGAGGAGTTGCAGGAAGTAGTTATGACTTTGATTATACTGTAGATACAACTTTAAATAAATTTACATTTCAACCAGGAAGCATTCCTTCAAGTGGAACAAATAATATTGTCATGAAATATACAACTTTAATTCCAACACCTGTTGTTGGGTCTGAACCAACAAGTATTGCTAAATATGGTTTAACTCAAACTGCAACTTATACTTTTCAAGACATAGTTGATATTTATGATGCAGAGTTTAGATTAAATTCACTATTAAGTCATTTAGCATTTGCAAAATTAAAAACTAAATGTGAAACTGATAAATATGATTTAAAAATTGGTAATAAAGTTCGAGTAGTAGACCCCATAAACCCAAGAAAAACAGGAGAATATATTGTTAAAAAAATAGTAGTAAATTACCCAGACCCTCTTGATATTGTTTTCGTAGGTGAGGATGAATTTAATGTTAATGCAGTATTTAGTACAATTAATGAACGATTGAAATTGTTGGAAATTAAAGATACAACTGTTTCTGAAATATTAACTCAATTAATTAATTTATCTAAGTCTTATCGTTATGAAAGAAGATTTACTAAATTAGAAATTAAAAATATAACTGGTGACACCTTAATTTGGGGACATACTGATTATGGTATTTGGGGTGCGGAAAATTGGGGAACTGAAACAACAACTTCATTTATTTTAGGACACCATACATTTGGTATTTTAGGAGAAAACAAATTAGGTGAATCAGGAATTGCAGTTCGAAGAGATATTGTAATGATGCAAAATAATAATAAGTATGATGAATATTTATACGATGACGAATTTAAAGATGCAACTTCTACTGGAACTTGGAATACAACAACTAAAGAAATTTCATTAACAGCAGGGCAATTTATTTTAACAGATAAAGTTTTTGAAGGTCCTGTGTTTAATTATTTTACAGTTAATATGCCAAACACAACTGGAACTTTTACAACTGAAATAAGTGCAGATAAAGGTGTTACTTGGCAACCTGTCACTTTAGGTCAACGAACACAATTTACGTCAACAGATGACAAAGGTGTACTTCTAAAGATAATTGCAAGTGATACTGTGACAATTAAAAACTTATATGATGATGGTTATGGTCGTTATGTAGAATCAGCAATAAATATAAATGTGGAGCAATAAAAATATGGTCGGATCATTAATTACCAATAAAGGAAAAGAAGCAATGCTTGTAAGAGCGTGGACTCCCAATGCAAGTTTAAGTTCAACTGAATATTTGCCACCAACACAATTCAGTATTGGGATAAAAAATACAACGCCAACAGTTTCAGCAACTGATCAAACTATAAAAGTTCCAATTACAGATGGGACTGTATTAGATGCAGGAGATAATAATATGACTGGTTCAAATGGTGGAGATACTACTACTGATAACACTTTAACTTTCAAAGAAGGTGCAGGTGTAACTGAAGATACTTCTCAAAATTTGTTAGCTAATGCAACATCAGTAACTAAGACGTGGACTAGGACTTTAACGACTTTTGTTGACGCAACTAAACCTTATGCGTTATGGTTTTATGTGAAAGATGAAACTACGCTAGATAAAATCGTATCATTAAAAGTAAGACTTGGTTCTGATGCAAGTAATTATTATGAACAAACAATTCTTAATGCAGATTTAATTCAAGGTTGGAATTGGATAACAACTAATACTGATGCAGTCAACACATTAACAGAAACTGGAACTGTTACAGGGGATATTGACACATTTATTTTAGAAATAGAAACTAACAATGCGACTGATGTTTTTGTTGCAGGGGACGTAGTTTATGATCTATTAAGACAATGGGAAGAATCAGATTTGTATAAAAGTTTTCAATTAGGTTACCCTTTGTTAAATACTACGACAAGAGAAGTTACAATTAAATGTTTCTTATCAAGTGTTGAAGCGAATGGTTTTTTAATTAACTCTGTGGCAACGTGGAATGAAGATACAACTAAATTAATGGATAGTTTAGATGTGTTCAGTGGTGAGAGTAAATCTTCAACTGATGAATTTACAATAACAATGAAAAATAGGATGATATAAAATGGTAACATATACATTTACGAATGGAAGTTTAGCAGATGCTAACCAAGTGAATCAAAATTTCACAGATGTTAGTCAAGATATAATGATGCTTGGTGAAGTGAGAATGTTCGCGCTAAGTATGACTGGTGCAGTAACTAAATCAGCATTACAAACAAGAGGGTGGGCTATATGCGATGGAACTACTCCTATAACTCAAGGGATTACAAGTCCGACAATAGAGACCACACCTGACTTACAAAATAAATTTATTTCCATGAGTGATGATGAATCCTCTGGAACAACTGGTGGAAGCGCAACTATGGCTCACACTCATTCAACAGGTGCCACTACTAGTTATTATGATAACGGTAGTTATTCCGCGGTAAAAACTGTGAATTCTTCAACTGGAGGGGCAACAAACACTGAGAACCGACCTCCTTTCTATGAAATGGCATTCTTCATAAAAGTAAAGGTGGTATAAATGGCAATTAAAGGAACATTCCCTAAAGAAGATGGAAATATTTTATATGGTGTTGATGCTAACATAGGATATTATCAAGAATTAAATAGTGCAACAATGAATTATGGAGTTGTAGTAGTAGCAACGAGTGCAACAGTAATTAAAGCAGCAAATTCTTTACGAAAAGTTATTCTTATTAAAAATAATAGTACCGAAGATATGTATATTGGTGCGAGCGGAGTAACAACTTCAAATGGACAATTACTTAAACCAGACCAATCAATAAGACTATATACTCAAGATTCAATTTATGCAATATCTACAGCAGAAGCAACTGATGCAAGATATTTAGAGGTACAATAAATGGCTTTTTCAACAGGAATTATAACGGTGGCGATAACGGCAACACTTATTTTAAGTGCCAACACTACACAGAAAAAACGTAGATTTGAAAATACAGGAAATGAAACCATATTCATAGGTTCAGATGCGAGTGTAACTGTTGCAAATGGATTTCCTATTAAACCAGGAGAAGTATTATCTGCAGGCGATTTTAACGGAACTATTTATGGAATTGTTGTAGCAGATACTGAAACTTTGCAATTTGTGGAGGATGAATAAATGACTTTAGAAATAGAAGGTTCAACTATAAATGGATTTAAAGCATTTGAAGGATTCAAACCTTATTCAAATTATATGGAAGATACTGTGCCAGGCACTGACGGGGATAAAATTGGTAAAAAATGGCAGTGGACAAGTTCACAATCCCATTATGCACACACTCAATTTTATAGAAGCGAAGATAAATATTTAAGAATTAAATCTTATGGAACGGACACTAGTACTGGAGGAGGTTCAACTGGAACAATCTATACTGTTGAAGATTTAAGAAAATATAAAGAATTTTATTTCGCTGGTTCTGGAAGTACTCGTTCAAGCGATAATAATAGGAGTAGATATATTTCATTCGGATTATCTAACTCAGGAGGGTCTTCGGTGACAGGTGGAAACACAGTTCAATTAGATGTTGATGGAATTACATCCTATCATGGTTGGTTCATTCACGGAAAATTTAAAGGGGACCAATTAGAAGTTACGTATGGTGGAACTAGTTGTTTAACTACAACTACGACAATAACTGTGACAGGATTGATAAGGGTGTGGTTTCGAGCATATGCGTATGGAGATTATCCAGGGGAAGCAACTACTTATGCAGATTTAAATATAGGGTTAGTAAAATGAGTCATATAACAAAATTAAGAATTTACGATTTATATAATCACATTTCTAATTATAAGGAATCAGATTATTATAAAAAAACATTAGAACAAAATCAATACGCACCTGAAACTGAACAAATAAATGTTGATGAATTATGTCGATTTAGAATAAATACTTTTAAAGATATAAAAAATAATGGATTAATTAATCCTGTTGAAGTTATATTGGAAGATGGTAAATATTATGTTTGTGAAGGTGGAGGTCGTGCCAGTAGTTGTTTATTTTTAAAACAAAAAGTCAAATGCACATTAGTTGATAAAGCACATACAGGCGCATATTTAAATGTAGACGAAATTGAATTGGTAAATTAAAATGAGAAATATATTTTCAATTATTAAAGACTGGAAGAAATCCAAAAAAACAAATATAATTAGACAAGACATTCACATGTCTGATTATCAATACGATGATTATTTTACAGTGGGTGCACCTGCAACTGTTGTTGATTTAAGATCTAAATTTAAGATGTGTCGGGATCAAGGTAACTCTCAAGCTTGCACAGGTTTTGCCGTGGCGGGATTAATTGAAAGTAAATTACACAAATATTATAAAAACACTACTCCTTTCGTAAGTCCTATTTATAATTGGTATTTTGCGAAAGTAATGCATAAATATGAAGACTCTAACAAAGGTGTGTGGTTAAGAAATAGTTTAAAATCATTATATAAATATGGTTTTGTAAATGATAAGAATTTTCCTTTTGGGTTGTCTAAAAAACAATTTATGAAAAAACCCTCTCCTAGTTTAATTCAATTAGGTATCACTTCAAAACTGTATTTACATAGAACTAGTTATTATCTTTTAAATTATTCTTATGTTAGAGATTCATTAAATCGTGGAGCACCAGTTATTTTTGGAATCCGATTGAACAATTCATTTTATGGAAACAAAGATGGAACTATCAAGGATAAAAACACAAATGCTTATGCTCATGCGATGTTAATTGTAGGTTATAATGATTTAAAAGGTCATTATATTGTAAGAAATAGTTGGGGACGACAATGGGGTGACCACGGTTATTGTTACATTCCTTATACATATATGGAAAAGAATGGTTTTGACTATTGGACTATTCGTGAACAAAGACCTAAAACACAACATTTATAAATTGTGTGTCTCTAAAAAATACTGTAAATCATAGTGGTTTAAAATTAGACGTAATTAAGTCGCAACTGACGTCAAGTTTACTTTTAATACACGTGTATAAACTTGGAATTTTAGTACACCGTTAAACGTGGAAAAAGTTCCTTAATTTGACTTCGGTCAGAAGTAAACAACGCATAAAAACAGATCATGTTGGCTTGTATCACTCCCTGATTTACACCTTTTTTCTAAATAATTAATAACATAAACGAAACATTTATATATATGAACAATATACTTTGTATATAACTGTGAGGCGTTATTAAATATGAAACATAATAGAAAAACACATTTGGGAATGGATATGGAACGAAGTATTCAAGATTTACATAAAGACTACTTGAAGAGTAAAGATTGTTTATTCAATGTCTTTAATGTGAACAAGTAAAATGACATCGCTGATAGACTTAGGATATTCTGAAATAAAACCTAATTTATTCTTTATTGAACTAGAAGGTGGTATTAAATTATATCATGATTTTAGAAAAGGGTATAGATTTAGTTACGCATTTCAACAAAATAAGGCTATTAATGTTAAAGAACTAGATGCCTATAAACAAATTAAAGCAATAGAAGAAAGTTCTAAAAGCATAACATTGGATAAATTTTAAAATGACCGATATAAAAATTGTAGTAGACACACGCGAGCAGAACCTTTATTGGACTAGAGATATAATTAGGCGTAAACTAGATGTAGGAGATTATTCTTTTGAAGCAGATGGTCATGCTTTCGATAATGAGTGTTGTATTGAACGTAAAAATCCTAATGATTTGGTCGGAACTTTAGGAAAAGGTAATGCTAGATTTAAAAAAGAGTTAGAACGTGCAAAGTCTCTAAAATATTTTGCAATAGTTGTTGATTGTTCTTTGGGTAAAGTATTACATAAAACTTATCCTAATGCGTTCAGAAGTCAAATTCCAGGACATGTGACAATTAGTACTGCTTTTACAATTCATGTTAAATATGGCATCCCTATCTTCTTTACAAGTGGTCGTATTGAAAGTAAAGCAATAGTTAAAGAGATTTTCAAATCATATTATAAACAATGGAAATTACAAAAAGATGAAGAGTGGCTAGAATGAAAAAGTACAAGTTCGATAAAGATAAATTAAAAACGTATGATGAAAAACAATTCGTTATTGTTGATGATGGTGAAGGCGGATTCACTGTTCAAAGAAAAGAAGGATTTTTTGGAACTACATTGTTGAAGAAAAAACCTAGTTTAATTAAAAGAATTTTTAAAAAAAATGACAACTGAAATAATAAAACTAGAACAAAGGGATTTAAAACCCGTTATATCTTACATAGAATCTTTACAAAAATTACAGGAAGATGCAGGAAGTATGGATGCGTACGGAATAGGATTTTATAACGGTATAGAATTCATCAGAGCTTGTTTAAGTGGTACTGAACCTAAATATAAAAATGTTAAAAATGACAACTAAATACCCTTTGAAAATGAAATGTAAACGCTGTCATACTTATTTTATGGTTTACAAAACAACATGTATAAGTTATTGTGATAAGTGTAGTGGAAGATGATATTATCAGCAACAATGGAAGGTTCTCAAACCTCAATAGATATGTTGCTTAATTACGCGAATAGTTTAGATATTAAAACAGATGTGGTTGATATGACAATGATAAGTAAAATAAGATGTGCAAATTGTAAATATGTTAATGAGGATATTTCTAAAACTCATTGTGTTAAATGTGGTTGTGAATTAAATGGTAATTAAACAATTTATACAGGGAGATTGTGTTGAAGAACTAAAACAAATTAATAATATAAATTTAATAATAACTGACCCCCCTTATAACATAGGTTGGAAATACGGTTCAAAAGTTAATGATAAAAAAAAGAATTATGATGAATGGTGTGTTGAATGGGCTGAATTGTGTTTTAATTCATTAACTCCTCAAGGTGTTTTATGTATTATTAATTATCCTGAAAATAATAATGTTTTATTTGCAAATTTAATAAAAAAGGGCTATCATTTTATTCAACAATTAATATGGAACTACCCTACCAACATAGGTCATTCTAAATCTAAATATACTAGAAGTTATAGAACTATATTAATATTTTCAAAAAATAAAAATTACACGTTCAATCCCTTAAAACAAGATTATAAAAATCCTACAGATAAACGTATAAAACAACGAATTAAAGAAGGGCATTTAGGAGTAACACATTATGACGTATTTACTTATAACTTATGTAAAAATGTAAGTAAAGCTAAAAAAAATAATGGTATAAATCAGTTACCTTCTGAATTAGTGTATATGTTAATAAATTCATTCAGTAATGAACAAGATTTTATTTTAGACCCTTTTGTAGGTAATGGTACAGTTATAGATATTTCAGAGAAATTAAACAGAAATTCCATAGGTATAGATGTGAATATATACTCTTAAAATAGAAACAGTTATAAAGACTAGCAATATACTAAGTATATATGAGAAACAAAATATACATTTTAGAATGTAGTTGTGGATGTGAATTCTCAACTCAAATCTGGAAAGATGAAAAGATAACTAACAACATGTGTCCTAAATGTCACAATACGCAAGGCTTTGATGCCTATAAAATAAAGGAGGTGCACAATGATTACTTTTGAACAAGCACTTGAGAATGATGATTGGGAAACTGTTATTAAAATAATTGAACAAGATGCAGAGGATTTAAAATGAATGAAAACATATACAAACAATTAAAATCAGTAGAATTAGATAAGGCGAAAAAAGGTAAATTCTCTTACGCATCTTGGTCAGATGTATGGGAAACTGTAATCAATTTTGACGATAAAGCAATTTACGAAGTAGGAGAAACTGAAGGAGGATTTCCTGCATTCATCAATAGCACAGGAGGAATTGTTAAAGTTAAAGTAACTATCAAAGGATTATCAAGAACCCAATGGTTACCTATTATGGACTTTAGAAACCAATCAATACCTAAAGATAAGATTACAACCATGGATATTAATAAAACAATTCAACGATGTTTAGTTAAATGTGTTGCTTTGTTTGGATTAGGGTTATATATTTACAAGGGCGAAGATTTACCACCTACGCCATCAATAGATGAGGTTTAAAATGAACGAAGAAAACTTACAAAAATTAAAAACAGAATTATACAAATTAAATATGTATAGTGAAGACTTAAAAGAAAAAACAAACGTATTCAAAAAAGAAAATGAAACTTTGATAGGTGCAATTCAAGAAGTTAAAAATAAAATCGAAGAACTTAAATCTTGTTTAAGAGAAAATGCAGAAGCAGGATTTGCAAAAGATGGAATTAAAAAACGTCTTGGCGGTATCGGAATTAGAGAAACTACTAAATTAAATTATGATTCAAAGGTGGCATTTAAATGGGCTACAGAGCATAAACTTTGTTTGTCATTAGACACTAAGAGTTTTGAAACTTTAGCTAAAACAAACCCTTTAGACTTCGTTACAGAAGAAACTAAAATAACAGTTACATTTCCTAAGGAAATTATATTATGAGGTAAATTAAAATGAGTGAAAACAAAACATTGGACGTAGGTACTAAGTATCTAAGCTGTAAGATGAACGTAAGCAAAGCATTTGAATTAATTATAGAAGGATTAGATTTGAAAGATAAAACTTTCACAACTGAACAACTATTATTAAAAATAATGACTAACAAAGATGCACAAATTAACTTTCCTGCATTTAAAAATGCACAAAGAGATAAAAATAATCCTAAAGATGTAAACAAACCAATTTACAAAAGCGATAGAGTTGCAATTTGGATGGCTACTAAAAAAGAAGCTTCAGAAGCGATTCAAGAGGATGTAGTTTGAAATTTTTTAATTTTTTAACTAATGTAATATTAATTATAATTATATTAGTTTTATTATTTTATTCATTTCCACAATATTTCCCCAATACTTTAGTTGAGAAATATGAAAATGTAACTAATGATAATCGGTCAATGTATACTAAATACATCCAACCTGAAGTTAAAGAAAAACAAATTGAATATTGTAGAGGTATATTAAATGAAACCATTCATAGCTGATTTAAACGGCAAGGAAGTTGTTGTATTTGATACTAAAGGTTTAGGTGCTACAGATTTACCTGGACGAGTCTTTTTAGTATATTATGATGCGACAACACTGAACGTAGGTTATTACTTAGCATCAGAATTTAAATTTAAGAGTTGGTTGTAATGAAAAATAAATTCCTTGCAGTAAAATACTCCATAGAAGAGATGGATGAACTAAAATATGTTGCAAATGCACATAGGCGATCTAAATCTGATGTAGTTAGATTTCTTATTCATGACGAATATGTAGCACTAACTAAGAAAGATTAATTTTTTTATTTTTTATTATATTTATGTAGAGTTGATGTAATTAACATACTTCGTATGGTCGGAGAACTTCCAGTTAAAATCTGGAACTCTACTTCAGGAGATAAGGTTTAGTTGTTTTCGCAACATCGAAATGAGCCCCTCCTTTATTTTTAACTAAATGCAGCTTGTATTAAAGCAGTCATTAATTCTTTATCGTATAAAACTCTACGAACAGAAGCAAAGGGTTGCATGCCTTTTGGAAAGTTTTTTCGTTCTTTCGCAGTCATGTGCATTTTTTTAGGGTCAGGAGTTTTAGGAAATGTTTCATATCCATGCATGTCGTGATAAGCATAAGTTCCATACTCTAAATACATTGCATATTCTTGCGTATTTTCAATGACTAATTCATTACCAATTACATTAGCACTCCACCCTTGAAGATAATCTCCACCTCCCTCACGCATTAAATTCATTTGTCGAATCTTCTTTTCAATTTCTTCAACAATAAATTCACCCAACATTTTGAACCTTACATTAAGCTCTTCGCTAGTAAACTCATCACCTTCTAAATCTAAATCATAACTAACTACAACAACCATTACATTCGCCTTTTACAAACCCATGCTTGATAAACTTCTTGATTTTCAATCTGTTCAGCTTCAACTTGTTTAGTTAATTCCCAATCAATTCCTGCTGCACGAATCTTATCAAACTCTTTCAAATTTTCACTATATACACAATAAAAAATACCATCGCCCATAGTTATTACACCTGGACCTAGTACTTGAATGTCAGCATAAGTTGCAAATTGTAAATCGCCTCTTATACCTTCAGTCGTTGTTGAAATTCCTGTAACATTATTATCGTTATCAAGGTTTTCAGTTTCATGAACAAGAACAACATCGCCATATGCCATGATGCTTAAATAATCATTAAATTTTCGTCTTAACAGTTCTGCGTTTGTTCCACCTGTTCCACTTCTTTCTGTTGGCATTTTAAATTCCACCTAACATCATATTTGAACCTAATAATTCTTTTAATGCTTGAGCTCTTAAAACATTCTGTCGTACTGTTTCACGCATATTTGTATAAACTTCTCCAATTCCTACTGACTTTCTACCTAGCGTAAAACTAGTCGCATCATCATAACTTGATCCAGTGATTGCTGCAAATATTCGTATTCCTGCTAGTAAGGAGGCATATTCTGAAACTAAATCATTCATCTCATCATCTTCTTGTAACCCTGCAGTATAATCAATTCTAACATTTCTCACACCATTACTTAATCTATTATTCAGAAAAGTAACTTCGCCGTAAGATGTAAAATCTATATTATATAATGGCAAATCATTACTTACTATAAAATCTTGATCCATAGTCATACTTGCCACTAAAGGTTCAGTTGTATAAACACTTGCAGATTTAATTCTGATATAATATAAACTCTTACTTCCATTGATGGTTGTTTTATCCCAACCACTCAACGGATTCCAAGTTATTTTTCCATTTGTTGATAAATTTAGAACTCCTGTTACAGATTCAGTTGGAATGAAAGAATCCCACGAAACCCCATTAAAATACTCAATAGTATTCCCCCCTACAGTTACACCTTTCGTAAAAAGATTTAACAAAACCCCGTGGAATTTAAAACTTGCACCAATATAACAATAATCATTAGCCACAGTTGTTGCACCAAATGGTTTGAATGCTATACCATTAGATTTATTTGCTTCTGCGGTATTATCAACATAAGAATCACTAGTACTACTATAAGACCATTGTTTAGCGATAGGTTGTCCTCTTCTTAAAAAATATGCTCCATCAATTGAAAGAACATTTCTATTTTTCAAATTAACTGAATCAGGTTCATCATAATCGTTAGCATAAGGTCTGTCTGTTGTAGGATATAAATGAGTTGATTCTCCATTAAAAAACTCAGTAAAGGATTTAGGCATCCCCCAATAAGTTCCTGTTGATTTCTCAACTTCTCTGTCTGCTGAAGGTAAATATGATTCAATAACTGTGTTGCTTAATTTAGGCGAATGTGTATAATCTACGTATAAATTATTAGTGCCTAACGCAGTAACTCCTGCACTCGTTAATAAAATTAATCCTTTATCTAAGTCTAAACTGTAATCTATTAGTTCAGTTAAATCTGTAAATGAATTACTTCCCGTTGCTCCGAAATATAACTTATAACTATTTGCAATAACATTACCGTTTTTTAAATCAAAACTAGTTTTTGCATTGTCGCCCGTTCCTAAATTTTCAACAGCAATATCTACACCCATTCCTGCAACTCTAACTACTTGTAATGTATTTGTATAAGTCATTTAAACACCTTTATTTTCGCTTAACTTCTTGAGCGAATGTATTTCCTTCATCTGATAACTTTAGTTCTTCATGAGCATGTTTGTTCGTTTTATGACGAGCTTTCTTTTTCTTACTTTCTTCCTTAACTTTTTCGAACTTAGGAGGTAATTCTTTTTCAACGACTGCTTCTAATTCAGATTCTTCAACCTTATCTTCAATTGCGTTTTCTTGTAAAGCATCGCTTAATTTAGCAACTTCCTCAGGAACTTTTTTAGATTGTCCTGGTTTAATAAAATACCACTGTTTTCCTGATTTTGTTTTATGAATTAATTGTACTGTTTCATTACTTGTGTTTGTATATGTTTTCATTTTATTTACCTTTTAAAATTTATTTTATGAGTTGTTATCATTCTTAAAAAGATATTAACAAACCCCATTATTATTGTAATAAGTCCTACCATTAAATTTTGTTGAAAATAAGTATGTACAATCGCACCAATGATTATACTCACATTTATCCAATATGTTTTACTTTTATATAATGGTTTTTGTTTAATTATTCCTATGGTTTTCACTATAACTGGTTCTGAATTATTCATTTTATTCCTCTACATAGTACCTAAAAATCCTACTTTTATTGCTTCTTTATAACCCATAACTAATACTAACAATATTATTAAACTTAATTTTAAATAAAATTCTTTAGTTTGTAAACGCTCCATGGATTTAATTAATATTTCTATCTTTTCACGTTGTCGTTTAAGTTGTTCTTCCATTCTAATAAATCTTTCACTACTTACTTTCACTTGTACACCTCACGCAAAATAATTTATAGTTTAATGAAATGTCTTGAGGTGTAATATAATCTTTTAGTTTATTAGGAAATAAATCAAACCCATAATTTTCATAAACTCTCATAACTGCTTCACTACATATTAAATTCTTAGTTCTAGTTTTATAAATTTGTTTACCAGTTAATTCATAAATTAATAATTTTAAAATATCAAACCATGAATACTTACGACCTAAAAATAATTCTGTAATTGCATTAAGTCGTTCTTGATCAAACTGTCCTTCTTTCAATCTATAAACATCAACAGTTGTCGCCATACTTAAATCTAAATTAGTAGTTTTAATAAACCCTTCATCTAAAGCTTCGGCTATTACACCATCACCTACATAAATTCCTACATGACTATACCTACTCCGAGTAATAAATTTAATCCCTTTAGAAATTAGTTTATTTGAACCATGATATAATATTAAATCTCCAAGTTCAGGATTGAAAACCATTAAAACTCATCACCTTGTTCTACTTTAATATAATCTAAATAATCATATTTATGCCGTATTGCATCAACTCCAAAATGGTTAATATAATCATATAATTCTTTGCTTGAAACTGGTTTATTTCTGTTCTTATTGTTATCTCTATATCCAATTAAAATTGCAGGGTCTTTGTTATCAAATTCATATACTATTGTGTATTCTCTCCAAGTCTTTTGAATCATAACTGGTTCATCATTCTCATCTAAAACAGGAACTTGTCTTGTTTTAGTAACTTCAGTTATAACTTCATTACCTTCTTCATCGTAAGAAATAACTTCCTCTTGATATGATTCAGTCATTACTTTAACTTTAGAAGATTTTTCAAAGTTATTTGGAACTTCTTCATCAAGTTTAGCCTCAGGTACGATTACACAACCAGTCCATCTATGAATTGGTACTTTTAAGTTTACTAATTCTTTGAATTTGCCATAAGGGTCAACTGGAGTTAATCCCACAATTAAGTCATTTTGTATTGTTAAATTTGCTAGTTCTTGTATTGTTTCATTCTCTTTAAATTCTGTTACGTCTAATGTTAATGCCATTTTTAATCCTCATATATGATATGTCCTTCACTGTCTAGTATAGGATTGCCGTCATTGTCTCTTACAATATTATCGTGTATAAACTTATATACTTTTGTAAGATTTTCACCACTTAAAGGTGCGTCATAAGTTAATAAGTTTTTATATTTATTGTCAGTGCTTACATCACAAAATGTTATGTGATAAGGGTGTTCTAAATCAATATCATAAGTTAAATCATCGTAACCTACTTGAACTGGAGTTTCATTTCCATTTTCTTGAACTCTCACATTTCTAACATAAAATTCAGCTATTGAAGCCATAGATATTATCCTAACTGCACTAACAATAGTAACACTACCATCAACTTCAACCCATTCTCCAGTAGTAGATATATTCATAACTTCTTGTGAACTACCGGAACTTCTTACTGAAACAACCCCTGACACAACATAAATGAACATTCTATGTCTACAATTTAAACCGTTGCCCACTGATTGTTCAATACCTCTAAATGCAACATCATCACATTTAATATGAGCTGTATCATAACCATCAAAATAAGAATATTCTGATAAATCTGGTGCATTATAATTATTCCAACCAGTTAAGGTATGAGTTTTAAAGTCTCCATTAGTTATTAAATTCTCTCCATAAAAATACATCTGTTCTTTATCAGCTTGTATCATTGCAGGTGATTTGTATTGTAACAACTTAGTCTCTGCATTATTATGATATTTACCACTAGGGTTACTTAAAGTACTACCAAGAACATCAGTTGTACTATTCTTTGCTGGGATACGGATAGTATCACAACCATAAATAACTCCATCATCTCCATCAATGCTATCAATATATTTATTACCGTCAACTCTTTTCCAGCTACTTAATAGTTCTCCGTTAATCCCTCTTGTATGCACAGCATGAACGATACC